CGCCCTGTGGCCCCCGTATATTGATTGTGGCGGGGTTTTCCAGCCCACCGTCATTACTCCACGATAAATCGCCGTCAGCGGTCACATAGGGCGTATAGTGCGCTCCTGCGGGGCCTCGTTCGCCCGTGGCTCCCGTATCGCCCTTGGGGCCCGTGTCTCCCTTGTCTCCGGGGTCGCCTTTAGGCCCTTGGATACCCTGTTCACCTTTGGGGCCAGTGGGGCCCGTTTCTCCTGTGGCTCCCGTGTCGCCTTTATCGCCTTTCTTGCCTTCGGGGCCTTGGGGGCCGGCGGGGCCGGGAGTGCCGTCCTGCCACGCCGAGCCGCTTGCGGTTCGAGTGAGTACCTGCCCTGGCGTTCCGCCCGCCGGCAATCCCCCTCCACCGGAACCGCCGCCGCTCTGCGCTGCCTCGTTTATGGCCGCTACAAGGGTATTCTTGTCCGCGGTGGTCAGTTCGTCCATGTCGCCGATTTTTGCAAGGAGTTGTTCGTACTGCGTCAGGGATATATCCGGCAGTTCGCCATCCGCAGCGCCGAATGGCAGTACGTCAAACCATACCGGGCCCGCCGTCACGCGGCTGTCGGCCTTTATGCCGGATAGTTTCAGTTCCCAGCGTCCTGCAGTGAGGTTTATTCCCTGCTCTGCAGTGATTTCGCCGCTTGTGAGCTCCGCGGTTATGGTCTTATCTCCGCATACAAAATAGGCCGTGATAACGCGGCCCTTCTAGTCGGCGTCAAACGCAAATTTTGCAGTCAGATAGTTTATGCTGTCCGCCACCACAATGGGTGTGCGCAGCATAAGCCTCTGCCCGCGTATAATGCCTGTAAGCATAGTCGCCCTCCTACAGTTTGTATTCTATGACATAAGTGCCGGATATTTTATTCACTTTTACCCGGTCGCCCGCTTTCAACGAGAGCGCGGCGTTATATTTATAGTGTTTCTGTGTAGCGGTAGTTTCTCCGTCAAATTTGAGCGTGGCTTTGCCGCCGGACACCGCCACCACAGAGGCAAATTTCGCCGCTGATGGCCTGCGCTTTTGTAAAAACAGTGCTTCCTGCTCCTGATATATCACACGAACACCACCTTTTTTGCCTGATGCTCCATGAGGGCGCCAGGGCGTATCTCTATTTTCCAGTCGGTTTCCTCGTACACGCCTACCAGCTCCCCGTTATACAGCGCGATAACATCTCCTACGCCATGGGCCGGGTTTACGGCCGTGTAAAATTTGATTTTTTGCGTTGCAAACATGGATTTCACAGCAAGATTATCCGCGTATTTTTGCAGCGCCGTCTGGCTTGCTATATTATCCAGTTCAACCGGCGTCGCCAATATGCGCCGCCCCCTGCGTACCGTGGACAAAGCGGAGATCATGCTGTCATTTATGCCCGTTGCGGTCATGGGGTTGTCATAGTCAGGGTTAGATACGTTGACGATGAAAACGTTGGGGGCCTCATATATGTCCATTTCCTCTGTGTATTCCGGGGCGATAATACTATATTCGTCGTCCCGATACTCCCGGTCTATGTTGGAGCTGGACGGGGCCTCGTACCTTTCAAGGCGGGCCACCCCATCAAAATCAAACCAAACATCCGAAAAGTTTATCTCGGACAGCAGTGCATTGATGATGGTGAGATATTCCGTTCCTATTTCCCAATCCTCACGGTCTGTGGCAAGAGTGTCCTCGCAATCGTCCATCCGTATGCGCGGTATTCCGGCGTCCCGGATAAGGCTCTGTATCGCAGTCATATATGGCGTCCCCGCCGCAATATAATACCGGGTCTCGGTTTTGGTCTGTTTGAGCCTCAGCGCGCGGTCGTATGCCTCTATGGTGTCCTCGTCCTTGCCGTATTTAGTGTGTTTGGTGGTCAGCGTGCCCACCATGTATATGCCGAGAGGATACTCTATGCCGTCCTTGATGTAATACGGCCTTATTTCGTCGTTTAGATAATCCACATTGTCGTTATGCTCGAACACGCCGTACATGGAGGTCTTTATTTCGCCGTCGGCAGCCATGGTGACGGTGGGATAGTCATCCCCCACCGCCGTCAGATTGTGCTCTGTAACAGCCCCGTTGCGTATCACCTCAAAGCGGCTGGTTATTACGCTCATCGTATCAATCATGCTCAATCCTCTCATTGTTGTCCGTCTGCTGTATGCTGCACGAAAACGCCCTGAAAAACTGGTCTACGCTCAGTTCGAAGCCCATCAGCGGGCCGGTGCACAGGCAGCCGTGCTGATCTCTGTATATCACGGTCTTGCCCAGCAGTCCCTCAAAAGCCGCTGCCTGCGCCGCATCGTTAAAGGCAGCGTTAAAACTGTATATTTTGGTTATTTGCTGCGAGGTCTCAGCCACGGGATACCGCCGCCCGGCGTAAAACTGATACGCTACATCCTGATACGTCGACACGCCCAGCGGGCTATTCTGCGCGGTGGAATATTCCAGCCGCAACCATTGCATTTCGCCCAGCGCCGCTATCTCCGGCGCGTCTACCGAAAGCGTGACCGTGACCTCATTGGACATGGAGTAACTGTCTCCAGTAACGCCGCGCACTTTATATTTGTGCGTCCCTATGGCCATTTGGTCGGAGTATGTGTGTGCCGTGGTTTTTGCTATTGGTATGTCATCGCGGTAGATATAGTAAGTTTTGTGATCCGTTTCCGTCCACGCAAGGGTCGCTTTTTCGCCGCCCGCGGCAAAAAGTGTTATTGGCGCGCCAGGGGTGTTGGTAACGGTAAATTCAGCCGTTCCCCAATCGCTCCAAAGGCCGTATTCGTTCTGTATCCGCACTGCGGCTATGTGCGCGCCATCAGCCAGATATTCTTTAACCTTATACTGCTTGTCAGTGCTGTAAGCGGTGTGCAATACTGCATTGTCGATCTTTATTTGATAGGCAAGCTGCCCCTCGCCGGTCCATGTTATCACCGGCCTCGGGCTTGAGGTAGCATATACCGTTGGAGCCGGTGGTTTCCCCTGAGCCGTAAAAGATGCTTCTTCGCTCCACGCGGATACTGCCCCATAGACGTTGGTGCAGCGCACACGCCATTTTACAATGCCTGCGGTAAAAGTGTTTGGAGGTATATTTACATTAGTGTTTGCCGATTCTGCGGAGGCCAACGCAGCCCAGTCAGTGTGAGATGGGTCCTTATATTGCAGTTCGTATTTTTTCTGTGCTAACCCATCACGGCTTGCGTATGTCCACTCAAAATTTATCGTATCCCAGCTTCCGGCGTATGTGTTTTTCGGTTTTACTGTCGTTACGGTTATTTTGTCGTTCGGCCTTAAGCCCTTTATGCAGTAGCTGCCGTCGGGGTTTTGGTCATCTTCTAATTGCGTCGATTGTGGGATTGCAAAAGCGGGGACGACCCCATACGAGAACGAAGGAGCGCTGCCGTGGACGTTGGTGGAGCCCTCCGTGTTGACGAGCCAGACGTAGCCAGAGGAGTACTGCGAGGAAAGCCACCAGCTGGCTGACTCGCCACCCTGTTCCTTTATGCGTCTGTCGTTGTTGGTGTAATATTGGAGGGCTTTGCCCTCCGCAACTTCGCCGTTATTGCCAAAGCCCGCCATAGTGTAGGTCAGGGCGAACATTTTGCGGGTTATGCTATTGCTGCCTTCGAGAGCAAAGGTAACATTCATCATTTTTTCGCGCAGCGTTTGCGGGAAACTGTTGAATATCGTATTTTTTATAAGATTATCCAGTGTTCCGTCCGGGTATAGGCTCGAGTTTCCAAACTTCGAGCTTTCGTACACTCTTTTATATACCAGCACCGCGCCTCCGGATACGAGGTTATTTTTATCCGCCACTTCGCATTGCCTGTTTTCTTCGGTGCCTACCGGGATGAGTATTATTGCCCCGAGCGGCAAGTCTGCTAATGTCGCCATATGTTACCCTCCGTACCCCATCCGCACGCTGCGTCGGTAGTTGTTCGCCATGTCTACCAGCTTTTGTATATCGCTTATCTGCGACATATCAACTCTGATATTAAAAGTGTCGCCGCCCACGCTGCGGCTCTCCTGATTATTCAACACGCTGCTCCCCTTCGGTAAGTCTATCAGTTCCGGCCCGTTTTCGCCCACCCAAGTCAGGCCGCCGCGCCAGTTGTCGGTGCCGGCGGCGTTGCGGCCCGCCCTGCCGCTTTTATAGGCAGAATTGCTGTTTTCGTATATGAGGCGCTGCCTCATGTCTCCCAGCGTCACGTCGCCGCTCAAAATTTCGATCAGACTCGTTATCGCCTGGCGAAAACCGCCCTTAAGATTTGTGGTTAGGGTATCTATCTTCCGGCTCATATTTTCCATGTTTTTCTGCGATACCTCATCCATGACATAGCCCATTTCCTCGGCCGCTTCATACCATTGTTTAATCCCTTCTTTCCCCTCATTAAGGATCGGGTTAAGCTTAATGCCGGATTCGCCAAACAGTTTCATTGCAAGATTATTGCGCTCTATGCCCTCCTCCATATCTGCGAGGGAGAATATAACGCGCTGATATATCTCATCCATATCTCGCATATTGCCGTGTGCATCTTTGATTGGCACTTTGAGTTTTCGAAAAGTTTCCGCGAGCTCTTCGTCTCCCTCTATTGCGGCCTGTACGTTTTTGCCGAGGTCCTTCGTGGTGTCCACTATGGTATCCAGCGAGACACTCACCATACCACCCGCGTATTCCAATTTTTGCAGTTGCTCGGTGGATATGTTGCTTATATCACTCAGTTCCTGCAATTTCTTGTTATATTCAAGGGTCTCTTTGCCAAGGTTGATAAACGCCCCCGCCACCGTACCCAGCGTGCCGGCAACCCCGAGCATGGTCAAATCAACGTCGCCCAAAGTGTCGTCGAGTTCGCCGAGCCCCTTAGGTAGTTGTATGCCCGTTACATCGCCAAGTCCCTCAAACAAGCCGTTGAGCAGCTCCGTTGCCTGGCCCGTTCCCTCCTCTGCGTCTTTCGCATCCTCCAGCGCCTCGGTGTTGTTTTCGAGGGCGTGCTGTGATTTTATGAGAGCAGCCTCCGTTTCCGTAATTGACTTTCTCATGGCTTGTGTGCGGCTATCGGTCTCGCCGTATGCATTGGCGAGGTCTGTAAGGCGGGCACGTTGGAGGTCGAGTTTGTCGCTAAGTCCCTTGGTTACATCCGCAAGGTTTTCGTTCGTCGCTACCAACGCCGCTACGCTGTCCTCATCGTCTTCGTATTGCGCCGCCAGTTTTTTAGCCTCCGCCCGTGTCTGGCTCAAGCCGCGTTCTATTTCCTTGAGTGCGTCCTTGTACTCCTTGTCTCCCGCGCTCTCCCATTTAGTACTGATGGTCGGCATTACTGCGCACCTCCCAAAAAATAAGCGGACAGGCTAAAGGGTTCTTCTTTCTTTGCCGGTCCGTTTTTGATTTCGCTATTTTTTTTTGCTATGGCTATCACCTTGCGCGGCGTCGCCGATTTCCAGAAATCCCTTTCGTTTTGATGCAAATACACTACCCATATAGTCAAATACCACGCAAAATCTATAGGCCGGGGTTCTGCGTGGCGTTCAAGTTTTTTTCCTCGTCCTCGTTTTTCTCTTTTTTTATCAGCGCGGAGCTCACCAGACAGGTTATTATATCGCTCAGTTCCCGCGTCGCGGCGGGCAAGGTGGGCAGTTTGCGGCCCACCTCCCTCACTTCATAACGTTTAGTTGATCCGATGCTGTCAAGATAATCATTGATCATGGCGGTCAGAAATACTATATTGGCCTGAAGGGTTCGCCGTTTTTCCAGCGCGCGCCCGAAGTTGCCGTCAAAATACTCCTGTACATCCGCCAACACGTTCATGTTGCAGCAGAGGGTCATTTCCATGCCGTCAAACGTATACGGCGCAGTTTTTAGCCTAATGTCCATTCGACGCTCCTTTAAATGGTCGCGCCAAAGCAAAGGCTAATCCACGATTTTGCATCTGCTTCGCTGTCAAGCGTGGCCACTTCGGACAGTTTGTTGTCCTCGCTATCATCGCCGAGGAATTCGCCGGTCGTAGTAGGCGTCTGGAATGTGATGGTGTTTTCCTTCGTTTTAAACGTTCTGCTCGGGGGGCCGAAAAGCACCTTGTATACAAATACGGCGGTGAACTTATTAACGCCGTCTATCATGTCCGGGGCATAAAAGCCCATGCCTACGTATTTGGCAATATCCTTAGTGGTGCTAAGCAGGCTCTTTACATCTTTGTTCCCGTTCAGTGTGCGTGTTTTTTCGCTCGCTCCGTACATCAGTTTCTGTGCTGCGTCAGGTATATATTTTACGCCTATGCTGACGGTACCGCCGGTTGCGAGTTTTATGTATTCTGCAAGTCTGCTTTCTGAGTACAGGCGTCCCTCTGCAAAAGTGAGTTCAAGCTGCGCCGTCATGGCCTCACCCATGGATATCGGTGTTTCATAGGTTACCGTTCCGTCGTTATTTTTGTATTCGCCAATTTTTATACCTCTCAGGTCTATCGCAGGCATTTATTTCAGTCCTTTCTCTTTTAAAAAGTTTAGAATTTTTAGTTCCAGCCGAGGCTGGAATATCTCAATCGCTTTTTGTTCCGCTTCAGTCCAAAACCGGCTGCCCGCAAGGTTCGAGCGCCCGTAATTGAGTACGAATGCTATATATGCGTTTCCGGCATATTTTTTTCGTTTGCTGCCAGGCGGGCCTGAATTACTGCCCGTTGCGGTCACCTCTATATACGGGCTGCCATCGCGTTTTTTCTTTTTGAATGTTTTTATAGACCGCCGGAGCGTGCCGGTGCGAATATGGTTGTGCCTTTCGATGTTTTTTTCAATTTCTTCCTTCGTGATGTCTGCGGCCTCTTGGGCCAGTTCTATGTTGAAATCCTCTACGCCATCTATTACGCTTCTGAGTGCAAGGCCAACTTCGTCAAGCCCTTCTATTTCAAATTTAGCCATATATGCCGCCCACGCCTACCGCCGTCATGGCGATATGGTATAATTCTGTATCCGTCTCATATATTTCCGTGTCAACGGAGCAATTCCAGCCCGCCGCAGCGAGTTTGTTTTTTATATCAGCAACAGCAGTTTCAAACGGAGGATTATCAGTGTAGTAATCTACGGCATACATTACTCCAGTTTCTTTTTCTACGCCGTCTGCGTACAGTATCGCAACCTGACCCATGCATTGATATGTGACATAGGTGCGCTCGTCGCCCATGTAGGGCGGGTGGCATACGGTGTATCCATCCTTGAGTATCTCCGCTATGGTCATGCCGTCACCACCCTCTGAGCCTTAATCTCCAAAAATTCCCGGCGGTCGCCTATGTTGTCTATGCTGATGATCTCGTAAGGCTCGGCATCCCGCTCATGCCATATGCGGCACTCGACGGTCACAAGGGGCGAGTAGCGCATGGTTATGGTCACGGGCTGCCGCAAGTGCAGTTCTTCAGCCTGATATACCTCCGTACCGTGGGCATTCACCCACTTGCACCACACGGGGCCGGGGAAAACATTTTTAAAGCTTTCCGCGCTGAATCCGGCTTTGATGCTGTATTCCGGCGCTTTTATGGTGATTTTCGTTCGCATTTCGCCTGCTCCAGCTTTAATTGCCATCAAAACCACCAGCCTTTATATTGATTCAGCATCGCGCGAACCGCTATGTCTATCTCGGTCGTAGAACCCTGTATCACAGCCTCCCGGTTGGTGTACCAATGGCCTATGAGCAGGAGCATGGCCTGTCGCACAAGGTAGGGTGTCTCCTCGTATCCTGCGGTGTAGGTTATGACTGCGCCGGGCTTGTTTACCGTCACGGTGCCGCGGCGCACGTCTGCGGTATACTCCACCGCCTCGCCGTCCACTGTAACGCCGTCCACGCTTATCACGGGGCCATGCGGGAGTGTCACAGTGCCGCTCACCTCCGGGTAAGCGGTTATGGACTGCTCCGCAAATGACTTCCCGCAATAGTTCTCGCAATATTCGCGGGCCGCGCTTATGAGAGGAGCTATTATATCCTTGTCCTCGCTGGTATCGCCGGGGTTATTCCGCAGATGCAGTTTTACCTCTTCGAGGCTTAGCGGTTCCACTGCTGGGGGTTGTCTTGTTATTACCATTGTCGGCCTCCATGGCTATGGCGTAACAGCCCCTGATGAGCTGCCGCGCCGTTGCCTCGTCTATGTCAATGATGGAGCCGGGCGGGGTTACTCCCTCCGGCCCGGCTGCCAAGGTCAACATTTTGATTTTCATCAGCTCGCCTTCATCTTCAGGCGGCTGAACGCCTCGCCTACTACGGGTGCGCCGTCGCCATAGTACTCGACAACGTAGCCTATCTCGTTGTTGACGGCGTACAGCTCGTTAAGCACCTGTATGTAGAGGCCGTCGCTGTCGCATACCCAATAGCCGGTTTTAAAGTCGCCGTATACTGCCACGTACTTGCCCGCGGCTACGGCGTTAGGCGCGTACTCGGACATATATACGGGAGCGCCCAGCAGCATATCAGGCTGTCCTGCCTGCACGGAGGGCTGCCATATATACTGGCCGTCGCTGTCCTTGAGCTTTGCGATCATCTTGCAGAGGTCGCGGTGCATTACCCAGGAGGCCCCGCGCATATACTGGCCCTTCACGCCGTATTTGCACTCTATCAGGTCGTCGGTGGCCACGGCGGTGGCGGAAGCGGCGGTAACGTCGCGCCCGGTGGCTATGCCGCTGTCAGAGGCGGTAAAGATGCCCAAAGGCTGGTTAGTGCCCGTTCCGCTCATAAAGGCGTTTTCCTGCGCCGCCTCGATCTTGTACAATATGCGGTCAAGCACGGTCTGATCAGGGCTGGGCGCGTGGCGCATGAGGGTCTTGGATATCTTAATCAGTTTGGCAAGGCGCTGGGGCTTAAATTCGCGGCGGCCGAAGGCGATGGTCGCCTCTTCGGGGGCTGCCGCCACCTCGGTTGTCCATGCCACATCAGACGCATCGGTAGTCAGGCTGGGATACCCAAGGCTCTGTGCCTGACCTATGGGGCCCACAACGTTGCATATCTGGCGCATAAACATGTCATTTTTGAGCCCGGCTATGAGCTGGTTGACAAATTCCACGGGTGCGGTCAGATAACCGGCGGTAGCGTTTGTGCCAAGGGTCATGGTGGTGTTTTTGTACCTGGTTATGGACTCGGGATCGCCCTGCAGTGCACGGGCAAATACTTTAATGTGCTCGTCCTTTTTGTCGCCCAGCTTGTCGATCACTTCACCGGCGGCGCGTTCCCGCTCGAGCTGCTTCTGCTCGCGGATTATGTTGGCGTTGAGCGCGTCAAACTCCTTTTCGAGCCGGTTATAGGTCTCGGTGGATTCCGCATCCATCACGCCGTCTTCAAATTTGTTCATTATTTCGCGCATCTGGGTTGCGGCATTTGCGCGATCCTGCATCATTTCGTAGAGTTTCTTCATCGGTTACTTATACCTCCAAAATTTTTAGTTTAGTCGCTCTGAATCTCTTGCGCTGCTCCTGCAGTGCGGTGTTTATATCTGCTGCGGGCTGGATTGCTCCCCCGTTGTCAGGCTCCCTGTTTTCCAGCGGTTCCTTCGGCGCGTGCTTGTACAGCGCAAACCACTTTTCGGTATCCGTGCAAGCCGCGACCTTTTTGTTTTCGATGAGTTCGTTTACAAAGCCCATATTAAGCGCTTCGGTGCCGCTCATCCACGTTTCTGCTGTCATAAGGGCGGATATCTCGTCCTTCTCCTTGCCGGTGCGGGCGGCGTATATGCCCGCTATCTGGTCGTTGATACGGTCGAGCTCGTCGGCGGTCCTGCGTAAGTCCTCCGCCCCGCCGCCGGTGTATGTCCATGCATTATGTATCATCAACGTGGCATTTTCGGGCATTTTGATGGTATCGCCCGCCATGGCAACCACTGATGCGGCGGAGGCGGCGAGGCCGTCTATATGCACGTTTTTTGTCGCCGGGTGGCGGTTGAGGATGTTGTACAGGCTAAATCCCGCAAAGATGTCCCCGCCAGGGCTGTTGATATACACATCAAGGGTGGATATATCCCCCAGCGCCGCCAATTCTTTTTGAAATTGCGCAGGGGTTATTTCGTCGCCCCACCATGACGTATCGCTGATCTCTCCGTACAAAAAAAGCTCGCCGGCATTGCCGAGAGCTTTAAACTCCCAAAATTTATTCATTTTTCAGGGGCGCTCCTTTCGCTTGCGCGCTTTTAGGCGCGTTGAGTTTTGCGTTTTCCAGCGGCAGCATGTTGCCGTTGATAAAGTATATCTTTCCCAGCCCATCGGGTATGGGGTTCATATCCTCCAGCTCGCGGATATCGTCCGCGTTCATCACACCATTCTGCCGCATTGTGTTGTAATAGCTCGTTCGGGTGGCGGTATCGCCGCGTAGCAGACTGTTTGTATTAAACTTAAAATAATACTTCGCCTGCTCCGCCTCGCTCAACAGGTCACGGTAAAGGGCCTGCTCTATACGCACGGATAGGGGATTTATGCAGTCACGTACAAACTCGGCGCTCTGCTGCTCAATATTTGAAAAAGTGGCTTTTTCCAGATCCATGCACATGTGCGGGGGTACGCCGAAAATACGACATATCTCGGTTACAGCCCATTTGCGGCTATCAAGGAGCTGTGTCTTTGACATGTCTCTGTCCCACGGCTGCGCCGTGGAGCCGTTTTCCAGAAACATCCATTTCCCGGCGTTTTCTGCGCCGCCGTAGTTGCTCTGGAAGTCCTTTTTGAAGCGCTCGTATGCCGTATCGGAGAGTTGCCCCGGATAGGTTATATAGCCGCCGGGGGAAGTACCGGAAAAGCCCCTTTGCGCGTATTGTGTCATGCTGTTATTCAGTCCCAGCACGCTTGCGGCTATGGTCATTGGGTCTTCCGGCGTGCGGTCGCTAAATCTAAAACCGGGAATAAAGACAAAATCGCCCTCCCGGAGCGTTTCTGTTATGCCGTCATAGGTGACGTATATATACTGTTCCCCGTTTTCCCGGTTGGTGTACACTTCCGAGCAGCAGGATGTGGGCAGATTTTTGAGGTGTCGCACAAAGCCGTATCTGTCCCGCACTATGCGGAGATACCCGCCGCGAGTGAGCAGCATGTTTGCCACAAGCATCTGCATAAGCTCATACGCCGTGGTGGTGCGGTTGGGCAGCACATACAACAGCTTATACAGGGGATGATCCCGTGCCTTTTGTTTGCCCTCCCCGGTATTTTTGTACATGTGCAGGGGCAACGCCGCCATGGTCTTGCTTATCAGGTCAACGCACCGGAATACCGCCGCGACCTGTAGCGCCCCCTCTGCGCTTATGGTGTAACCCTGCCCTGCAAGATACATCTGCCATGCGCTATCATCAGATACAGATGGCAGCGGTTTCACGTTCGCCGCCCGTATCTCGTATGTTTTGCCAAAAAGTTTAAATTTCTTCACTGTTTACCTCACACTATTCTCAGGCCGCGGTGCTCGTATACGCTGCGCTTGGGTTCCAGTTTTACCGCCGCCGCCATCGCGTCTATCAGGGCGCACATCGGGTCTATCCGCTCTATGCTCCTGTTTTTCATGGGTTTTATGTTCTCGTTGCCGTCCTGGGCTACTACTACATTGCCAAACGCCCAGCGCCCGCAGGGGTTCCTCTCGTGGGTCATTTCGCCCTCGCGTAGGAGTCGCTCAATTTCCTTCATTGCTGGGGACATGCCGCTCATGGTCTGGGGTATGGTGATTATCTTCTGCGCCGCAACCTCCTGCTGCATGAGGGGGCGCAGGGAATCTATGCGCCATTCGTCCGCTGCAATATATTTAACGTCATAGTCAAGCATGAGCTTGTCCAGATAGTTGGCGATATAGGCGTAGTCCACACAGTTGCCGGGGGTCGCGTGCATATGCCCCGCCTGCACCCATTTGCTAAAAGGCACATGATCCCGGTGCTCCCGTTCCCGCATGTTTTCCTCGGGAATCCACGCGTCCACAAAAAAGCGCCACTCCGTTTCCTCCGGCGGCGGTGGGAAAAGGGCCGCCACGGCGGTCAGGTCGGTGGTGCTGGACAGGTCTATGCCTACATAGCAGGGCCGCCCCAGCATATCGGATTTATGCCAGCCCCCTTCGGTATCATCCCATAGGGTGATAGGCAGCCAGCCGGTGCGTTTAAGTGAGATCCATTGATTGAGCCGGAGCCACCGGAAGAGCTTCTCTGCCGCCGGGCTGTTTCGGGCCTTTATCGCCTCGCTGCGCACATTCTCAATTTTGATGGATACGCCCAGCGAGGGATTGGCTAAGTACCAATTTGCTTCATCGTATATGTCCGCGTCCTCAGGGACGGTATAGATTTTGGCGTAAAACGCCGGGTCTGTCAGTTCGCCGCTCAGCACCTTTGTTGCTATTTCGTGCTGTTCCCATCCCACACTTTTACGATCGGGGTCGTCGCCCGCGGTGGTGATGCACCATATGATCTGCTCATTCCGTGCAGCACCCGTACCAAATGTCAGCACGTCCCACAAGTCCCGCTTGGGGTGGGCGTGTAGTTCATCTATGATGACCACGGAGGGGTTAAGGCCGTGTTTGGTCGCCGCCTCTGCCGACAGCACTTTAAAGCGGCTGTGTGTGCGGAGATTCAGCATTTCTTTCGTGCTGTCTTTGATTTTGATTATCTTGGACAATACTTCGCTTTGCTCCACCATACTCTTTGCGGCGTTAAAAGCTATTGATGCCTGGTTCCTGTCTGCGGCGCCGCAGTATATCTCGCCGCCCGGTGCGTCCATGATCAGGTGATACAGGCTCAGCGCGGCGATAAGTTCGGTCTTGCCGTTTTTCTTGGCGATCTCCAAATATGCCATGTGGTACTGCCGCACGCCCTCGGCGGTCACGGTGCCGTATACGGAGTTTATGACCTCTATCTGCCATGGTAAAAGCACAAAGGGTTTGCCGTAAAAATCGCCGGTATGTTTAAGTGCCTGTACAAACTCGATAACTTCGAGGGCCTTGTTCGAGTTAACCACCGTACTTGCTCAGATATGCGGCCATGGGGTCGCTCTCTGCGGCTTTTTTCGCTGCTGCTACACCCATGCGAGCACGGCCCACCGGCGACAGGCACAGCTGCTCGGCGTATTTTATGATATTCTGCCCCTCCCGGCGCATGATGGTGATATATGGGTTTTCCGTTGGCTTGCCGTCCGCCGCCCGGTATATAAGCGGGCCGTTTTGGTATTCCGCCTCGGCTTTTTGGTATATCGCCACACTCTCGCAGTAGGCAGCGAGGGCGGATATGTCCAGATCGTTAATTATCGGGGTGTCGAGCTGACGGTAGAGCTTTACTACCCTTTTCCATTCCTTCTTCGCCTCCGGGGACAGGCTTTTGGGTGGTTTTAATTTGTCGGAGCAGCCGGTAGGTTCGCCATTCTCCCGGTTTTCCATTGTGTCTTTAGTATGCCGGTTTTTGCCGTTATCGACGAGCTTTAACGGCCTCGGCTTTCTTCCTGTCGGCATAGGCTCCTCCTTTCTCAAATTCTGTGTTTGCCTATGATTTTTTTGTGTCCTTTGACGCTGTTGCAATGTATGCAGGCGGGCTGGTGATTGGCGGTATCCCAAAAGCGCGGGTCGCCCGGCCCGTCAGGCGGGTCTATGTGATCCACGCACCGCGCCACCATAGTGCAGCCATCATCCAGCCGCAGGGCGCAGAGTTGATGTTCCGGGGCCGACAAATACCAGCGGGAGTATTTGCTCCATCGGGTATCATATCCGCGCTGCCGGGAGCTGCCCCGCCGCTCGTCCTGGGCGTGTATCTGCTCCTGCTGCCGCAGTTCGCCCGCCGTCCGGTGCTCATCGCAGTATCGTCCGGCGGTCAGCGCATTACATCCAGGGTACTGGCAAAAATGTAGGGCTCGGCTTGCCATATTGCCGCTCATCTCCCTCAAAATGCTCAAGGGCCGCTCTTCGCGGCCCTTTTGATGGTATTATTATAGCACATAAAGAGTGTGGGAAAGTGTTGAGTTTTATTTATCTCGTTTCACAATAGGTTTCGGTTTTATGATGCGCGGTGCGGTTCGCGCATAAAAAGTTTTTGCCTTATTATTTTAGTTTGTTTATCTTTTCGGTTGATTTTTTAATCTGACGGGTATATAATATAGACATAACAAGAGAGGAGATAAAAGCAATGACTAAAGCATTTGAGAACCGTGTAAAGAAGGAATTGACAGTAGACACCAAAACCTATCGTTATAAGTATGAATGCATCATCAATCAGGGCATAGCCGTAATCAAGCGCTTGCCCGTAAAGGAACTAAATACTACCGCCGCGATAGACGGTTGGGAGACGGTCAAGATATACAAGTAACGCAGAGTGACGCCCGCAAGGGCGGTAATGCGGCAGGCCGGTCACAAGCCCGGCGGCAAAAAGGAGGATATAAGCACATGACAGACAACACGGTTAAGGCTCTGGGCCGGGCGTATGGTATAATGGCGGCGCAGCTCCCCGACATCATCGGGGCGCACTGCCGGGTGCAGACAGCTAATATGTGGCCCATCCGTGGGCTGGGTGAGGGCTTGCGGTATATGATCGTTAACCGCAAGCTCACCCCGGAAGTCGATAGAGCCATACGGGACGCGCTGCAAGGCGCGGAGGATATAACCGAGGACGAGCACGCGCTGCCGCTCAACCAACAAGGCATGTGGGAGCTTGCCTATATGCAGGGCCGGTGCGCCCCCGTGCTCGGTGACGGCGAGTATTTGCGGGATCAGCTCAAGGCCCGTGGCCTGACGTTGGAGCAGGCCGCCGAAGCCTGTGAGGTAAGCAAGGCCGCAGTGCATTCGTGGTGCGCCGGCATAAAGCCAATACCGCAAGCGCGCCGCGAGCTGCTGGCGGCAAAGCTTGGGATAATGATATAAGAGGGCTATATCAGCCCTCTTATACGGTATTCTCTTTACGCTGCTATTCTGCCTATCAGTCTGTCTACCCCCTGTCTCTCAAGGGTCTTCGCCCAATCAATCGAGACGTGCATTTGCTGCGCTATCCGCTCCCAATATCCCCCTTTTGCCACTCCGTATTTAACGTACCGCAGTCTTATTGCCTCATATTCCAGCGGCGGCAAGCACATCACTTCAAATTCTATCATTCCCACCCAATGGTCGAGATTTTGTAATTCGTCTTCCAGCCGTTTTTTCTTCTTTCGCAGTCTTTTTAATTCCCGCGAAGCTTTTATCACCGTGGCCGGAGTGCTGTCCGGCAGCTCGGTACCGTGCGGCAAGCCCGTAATCTGCTGCGGGTGAAGGTCGTATTGCGCGTCGATCTCCTCGTCAACGCTAATTAACAACCGCTCTTTTTCCGTCCTCGTGCGCTCTGCATTACCCCAATACATCAGCAGTCGCCGCACGGCTGCCCGCTCATCTCGCCTTTCCCGCGTTGCTTTTTTCGGATTCAATTTTTCGCCTCCTTTTTGGATTAAAAACCGTCGTTTTTGATGTAATTTTACAAATCTTTTCGATGACCAATTTGCCGCCGCCGTTTATTTGTAGTTTTGTTGTTTTGGGGCGCCCCATTGCCGTTCATTTTCGAAGCTTCTCAAAAATCGAAAAATTTTTCTTCCGATGGGCCGCCCCGGTACCACAGAGGATTGATTTAGCTTTTTGATGCCCCCCTCCCCTCTATTTTGGCCTGTTTCCTCCGGCACAGGTTTGCTGTGTTCCCCCACCGGCGGAGTTGCCCCCGAACCCTCCAACGCTTTTCTCTATCATTCATTTCAACACTTCTTTCCGTGCTTATATGGTCTGCCCTTATTGTAGAGCATTTTCTCCCGTACAATGCCGTCCACATCCAGTTTTTCATGCCCGAACCAGTCCAGTATCCTAATAAGGCAATCGGCCATTTCGACGGCTATGCCCTCGGGTTTGCCGCCCACGCCGGGGTAAATCATGTTGCGGCCGGCGCGGTACTCCTCTACCGCCTCGGACAGCTCGCTATGGCAAAGGGCGACAATCTCCAGCAGATTCCGTTCCTCGTCCCACCAGCCATGAGCAACGGCGTTTCCGTGTATTTCCTGTGCCAGCTTGTACAGCGGCTCCTCGTTGTTGTGGATCGTTATCATTTTTCTCCTTCCCATATCAGCGGCTTCCCCTCTGCGTCTACCATTACGCACACGCCGCCTTTGTGTGTTCTCAAGTATTGTATGCCCGTGAGGTTATCGACATATATTTCATACATCAAACCCGTATCCAGTGTCCTCAGTCTGTGGTTACTGGCCTCTGCCTTTGTGCACCCACACAAGGCGAGGGTCAGCAGGGTTAATATTGTTATTGCTATTACTCGTTTCATTTTTCCTCCTTCGGTGGTTCTGGCTTCACTTTCCCTGTAAACCGTGATACGTACACCAGCTCGCATATAAGTATCAACAACAAAGACAATCCCGCACCAATAACTACTCCTATGATGATGTACTTGACCATTTTCATTCCTCCTTATCCATCTCGACCTCATCTACACACTGTACAGTGCCAATTTTATAGCACCCGCATGACGGGCAATGATACACGCCTATTCGCCAAATTATGCACAACACGCCGGTACTGCCGCAGTCTTCGCATGGATACGTTATTCTTTACTCATTCGCTTCCTCCTTGTTCATTTTTGCTCCGCAGGTATCGCAGTACGGCGCTCTGTAATCTTCCCATTATCCTTCTGTATTTACTACAAAACCGATTTTAATCACAACTATGTCCGTTCTCTTTCAGGTGTGGACAAGAATGTTGGTACTTTAGCTTCTGTATAGGTCGGGCATATACACAATCTTGACATTTAACTATTGGTGCATCATCAGCAATAATAAAATCTCTCATGTCTTCATACGGACAAGGCCCTTCGCTACAATACTCACCGGTCTTTTCGCACATCCCAGCGTGTGATTCATGTATGCAGAATTTAGGCATCAGTTGCCTCCTTATCCATTTTCGCCCCGCAATTGGGGCAAAAAGTAAACGTTTCGGCACTTGCAGTACCATACGTTATCCGATATCCGGTTTTGCATCTCGTACAATACCAATTGGATCGTATTCGTTTCCACTGCCCATGCGCCGCAGGGACAACATCGGCGGCGGGTGCAGTTGCTATCAATTCTCTCGCTCTACCCGGTGGGCCAACGTGCTCTGCATCGTATCGAGCAAGCAACGCCTCACGCTCTATGTACTCTTTAGCCATTGTCAGTCCTCCTTAGGTTTGTATCGTACCTTTTCGCAATAGTCCATATCCCATTCTTTGTCAGCCGCCCATAGCGGAGCAATCATTTTTCTTGCACCGTCTTCACGCCAAACATAGACATCTCCGTTAAATTCAAGGCGTTCAAAATCTTCACAAGAAATTTCTTCTGCCCTCAGAATTACGCAGTGCATAATGCTCTTTCTGATTCCAAAGCATGTGCCAGCAAGAGCATAAAATCTTTCTTTGGCATCATACGGTGTATACAGTGTAGCTTCCCCGAAGCCGTAATCAATGGTATACTTCAAGTTCATTCCTCCCCTGAACAGTAAAAGTGATGCTCGACGAGCCATTTGAGCATGGATTGTAGTTCGGCCTTTGTCACACCATTGAGGGTTTCTAAATGAGCGATCTTCCAGATGAGGGCGATTTTCTTTCGAGCGCAGCCCTCCTCATGTTTGCCATCCAGCGCAAGTGCATCAATCCTGCGGAGAGCTTCCGCTCCCATGTGGCAAGCTTCAGCGTCTACACACTCACACAAAAATGCATCATCCACACCACGTTTGCCATAGTGCTCGCGAATAAAATTAAATAAGTATTGAATATCCATTTCAGGATCAAGTATGTTTGCTGCTTCTTCACGTGTCATTCCTCGTTACCGCCTTTCAACATCAGTTCTGCCAAGTCACAAGCCGCCAGATATGTCTTTTCATGGATTGTTCCGGCGTGTACTTTTTTAACCCGCTCCTTAAATGCCGCCATATCCGAAAACCAACACCCGGCGCGGACAAACATATTGCCGTTATCGTCTATGTAAAAATAGGCTTTTCGGTTTTCGCTGCCTATCCTATCCACGGCGACATAGCGGCCATTTTTCACTGCGCCGTTTTCGTAACTGCACACATCGCTAAAGTTGCACCCTTCGCCAAAGCTGCACTGCTCACCAAAGCGGCACCCTTCGTCAAAGCTGCACTGCTCACCAAAGCTGCACCACTCGCCAAAGAAGCACCGCTCACCAAAGCTGCACCACTCGCCAAAGATGCACCGTTCGCCAAAGCTGCACTGCGCGCCAAAGCCTTTTATCGCGGTATAATCCCCAGCAGGGCATATCTTACGACCAAACTTATCTACTTCAAAGTTGTCAAAATCCGCTTGCGTGTACGTTTTCATTACTCTACCTCACTCTTTCTTTCGGCGGTTCCGGTGTTCTTTCTTTTGGCAGTTCTTTGTTTGCGTCCCGCCAGCCGGAGGCCGGCATGCTCAGGTAATTCTCAATCACCGCGGCGGCGCAGGGCCAGCCGTAGCAGACCGCGCAATAGTAGCCCTCGGCCATAGCGCCGCTCATAAACTCGTTTTGATTTGGTGTTGGACTATTGGCGCCAGTTTTGAGCTCCACGTATATGCCATGGTAGCCGCCCCGGGCGGCGGGGATAAATACATCGGGTACGCCGGAATGTACCCCCCTGCCCTATCAGCCGCGCAGCGGTGCGCTTATCGCGTAAGCCGCCGTTGGGTATGTGGTGGTAGAGCGTCAGGGCCGGGTACTGCGTCCGCATCATCCGCGCCCATTGGGTAAGGGCGGTCTGGTGCTCGTCCTCTCTGCCCGTTGCCGGTTGGGCAGGCCGCCATACAGGTATGCCCGCCCGGTTGAGGGTCATGTGGTAGTCGGTCAGCAATTGTTTTTACCTCCTTTTTGATATCGTCGTAAAATCCGACGCATTTACAAGGCCCCGGTAAAAGCCTTGCGTTTTGCGCCGCTTAACACCGCCGCTTGGGCGGGATTTTGACATACTTGAAATAGGCAAAGCCGAACTCTGTCGCGCCGCTCTCGACGAGGATATAGTCCCTCGGTGTATGCGGCGGCTTGGCCGGCGTGTAGTTGCGTTTTATGGGTTTTGTCTGCTCCCTGCCGCAGGGGGCAAGGTTGCGGGTCGCCATGTAGTGATGGCCGCCCTGCTCCGGTGTCCAGTGATTAAACAGGTAATTGGCTAATCCCGTATAGTCCGGGCCGTGGTCTATGCCGTCATAGTGGATGTGCGCCCGGAGGTGCTCGCAGCGGTTGACGCTGCCCAGCGTCCATTGTTTGCGTATGGCCTCCTCCGGCACTCCGTCCGTCAGCATGTGGGCATGTATGCGGTGGGTATTTTTGCCGCGCCCCATGTAGATAACGATTTTTGCCTCCGGGTAGGCGTAGAGCAGCCGGCGCCGGAAGTTGACGCAGAGGCGGCGAAAATCCTTAAAATCGTGTACCTCGTGCTCGTCGTCCTGGGTCAATGTGCTGTACATCGAGGCCGGGGTAAAGTTTTCGTTGACCAGCCGGGTATGTGCCCGGCGGGCTACCTCAGAGTTAAACCGCGCCCGTTCCTCGTCCGTTTTAAATCTCGGCTTCCGCGGGCGGTAGGGTTTTTGCGTCCTGTCGCCCACGGAGTATATAATCCGCTCCAGCACCACGCCAGAATATATATCACGCCGTACCCGCTGCATGGCGGCCTCCTTTTTTTAATAATCATGTCTTGGCCCTTTGCCGGGGGCGGTGGTTTGCGGTGCGGGCGTTTTCCCGTTGGCCGCACCTGCCGCCCTCTATCAATGGAGGACCGGGTGATTGCCGCACCCGGCAAAAGGTCAAGCCCCGCCCGTGTTACCGGGCAGGCCTCAATTTGTGTATGTCCTCTTTTTCTTTTGCACGGCGCGGTATAAATATCTGCTCTATCACTTTGTCGCTGTGGTCGTCCATCAGTTTGTCCGCCTCGAGTATCCTCAGCTCCCGCCCGTCAATGCAGAGGCGGCATGAGCCCTTGTACTGGGCATATGTCCGTCTGGCTTTCGCAAAGTCGTTGGTCTCAATAATGGTCTGCGTCCCGGCGGGTGTGCGGATCAGGATGGTGTAGGTGGGCAGTTTCTTCTTCTTCATTTTTTCTGGTCTCCCCATTGTTCCGCCGTAGCTTTGGCTATGCCGGGAAAGGTCTTGCTTCTATTCCTTGCTCTGTCCGTTGTAAACATGCCACGGTGCTTTTCGTTGTGTTTACCGCTGTATGAGCCAGATGGGCACCAAGTTCTCTCAGGGGGAACTACGCATGTCGGAACAAGCGGCACAACCCCTCTTTCCCATAACAGCGTCAGCTTTGTGAATGGATGTCCAAACTGAAACGGCTGGATTGCCTGTGTCGGTTCGGGGTAGTCGAATATCTTGCTCGGCTTAGGATTCTCTATGACTACCTTTTCGCAATCAGCTGCCCATACAGCAAGGAACAACGCCTTACCACACAGGCCCTCATAGAACCGTGGGATATTAAGCTTGCCGCTTTTGTATAGATGTCTTGCTCCTGCATTGCTTGTTTTCGTGCAAGGTACAAAAGCTATAATCATATCCCTCTTGCCGTCTATCATATGCTCCGCACCGTCCATCGTTGTAAAAGTGCAGTTACCGTTCAGCAGCGGCAGTATATCGGCTTGTATGTGCCATTCGGGATGACCGCCGGAGCACTCAAGAATATCGCAGCTGTAAGCCTCATGGCCTAATGCTCGGAACGCCTTGCACACTTCCTGCGATTCTTCACAGGCTGCTAAAACTTTCACGTTATCCCTCCCCCAGCAGGTCAACGCCTATTTTCGCCAGCTCATCGGCGGAGTATTGGCGCTGGCTGTGATTCATGAAGTAACTGCCATTGCTCTTTTTGACGTTGGTTTTCGCCGCCGACAGGTAGCCCTCAAATTTTTCCGAGTTAAACAGGGTGCAGGGGCGCATATACTCCTGCATTCTTGTCCCCTTCCACGTTGCCCAGCGGCTGTCTATTACCCGGCGGCAGTCCTCCGGCGTATGGTCCTCCGCAATGCGGGCGTTGATATAGCTGCGGTTTTTCGGCGTTTTTTGATATTTCGTCCCGGCAACAGTGTTGAGGTAGTCTATTACCGCGTCGGCGGCGGTCGTGTCAGTGATCGCATTGCGGGCGGTAACCTCTCCGGTCTCCCGGTCTATCGTTACTATCAGGGCGGGCCTGCCGTTGATGCTGACAGCGGCCCGGCCTTTTGTGTCCACGTGCTCCCCTATGGCGCGCAGGAGCATGTCATATATCTCCCGGCTTTCCACGGTTATATCTCCTTTTTCTCCCTTTTCGTTTCGCTGCGCTCTATGGCTATGCCGATAGCGGCGGAGCCGGTGCTCTTTATGGTGGCCTTTACCCCGTCCGTGGTGGTGATGACTGCCTTATCCACAAATCCGCCGTACACCCGCTCGGCAAGCTGCTGCAATATCTCCCGCGTCTGCTCGTCCACGGCCATGCGCTTCTGGTGCGGGTTGCCTGCAAAAAGCTCCTCGATCACGTCCTCTGCTTTTTGCAGGGCTTCAATACGGTCGCTCTCTCCCCGAAGGGCAGCCTCGTGAGTGTCACGGACGCGTCTGGCCTCCTTGCAGTCACATATGAGGGTAGCTATCCCGTCCTCGTCCGGGTCGTCGATGTTTGGATGCAGGGCCAAATAGCTCTTGATATTGAGCAGCTGCCCGCAGTAGCGGCAAACGCCGAGCGTCTTTTCAGTTGTTTCCATTTTGTTTGTCCTCCCTTTGATATGTTTTTAGCTCATTTACTCCACTTGTCTGGCGTTGAGCTTGCCGCGCTCGATCAGTTTGTATATTTCGTGCCTGTCGATGCCCAGCCGCTCCCTCGTCTCCTGCGTTGTCAGCCACTCGCCGTCCACTTCGACTATCCACTTCCTGTATATACGCGGCGGCTCGTTTTTCTCGTCCGGCAAAAACAGCGGGCAGGCGCGGATGACGTAGGACTGTATAATTGTCGTGTAGTTTTTGCCGTGGTAATAGTTGCTGCCCTTCAGCGTTGTCTCCATTGCCTCCCAGCCCTCAACGGGTTCGGGATCGGCGTGGCGTGACCAGCTGCAGCCCATGCCCGGCGCGTTGGTCGCCCTCCGACAACGCCAGCACAGGGTTTGTCCGGTTATGCACGCTTCCATGGTTATCTCCTTTTACGTGGTGCGAAGGCAAAGCCTGTCATTATACCGATCACAAACATAGGCACTCCCCAGCTAAAAAATGCTCCCCACATATCAATCCCTCCCTGTCGCAATGTGTAAGTTGATGTTTTGATTGTTGGCGTCAACGCATATCAACGTTGCGTCCATGAGTTTGCCGATGGTTTCGTCGCACGCTCCGGGCTGTATGTCTATCCTGTTATAGCTGCCCAGCAGTTCCCCGCCTGGGGCATGGTAGAGTTTTACCCGCTGGCTCTTGAGCAGTGCCAGCATGGGGAGGATATCCTTTACTTGCATATGTAATCGCTCCTCCATTTGCGGTATTTCAGTTTCTCTTCATCCCAATCCGGGTATTTGGCCATAAGGTAGGCGCGAAGGGCCTTTTTCAGCTCCGGCCTGCGTTCTGAATTGTCGTAATCCCTGTGGCATTCAGGGCACAGGGTAACAACATTTTCCTCCACTCCCTTCCCGTTATGGGAGCGCGGAATAAAATGCGCGTCAGGGTTGCCGGGCCTGCCGCACAGGACGCAGCAATGATGGTCCCTCTCCCATACCCACCGTTTGACTTTGAGAGGTATTTCGCATGCTTTTGTGCGCTTGCTTTTCATGGTTTTTTTATGAGCAATAGCTTTGCAGCACCGTCAATCTGTAGCTGCCGTCATTGTACGGTGTGTCGTCAATCTGTACCGATTGAGGGATTACAAAAGCGGGGACAACCCCATGCGAGCGCGAGGGGCGGTTGAAATTGGTGGAGCCATACGTGAAGACGTACCGTGCGAGGTCAGAGGAGTGCTGCGAGGAAAGCCACCAGAAGGCCGCCGAGCCGTTAAAGGTCTTTTTGCGGCTATTTCTTCCCGTGAATATAGGCCATGTGAAGCCCTCGTCCACACCGTGGTTGTCGCCGCAGCCTACCATGGTCATTGTGGGGGCAAATACCTTTCGGGTTATATCCTCGGGGCCGCTGCCGTTGTACAGCGGGATCGTGCTTGGGATAATCAGTTCTTTAAACTCGTCGGGGTAACTGTCATAAATTTCGGTCATGCGTTCGTCCAGGTCTGATCCGGCGTACTCCGCGCTGTCGCCGAACCGGCACAGGCTGTGTACCTCCTCGCGGATAAGCCCTGCGGCGCCTACGTCAAAATTATTGAGGCAACCGAGGGTGTAGTCAGTCAGCTCGTAGGTTCCGTCCTCGCGGCGCTCGGGGATTTTGATATTGCTTCCGAATGCCAGTTCTCCTAATTTCATTTTTTATGTCCTCCCTATGATCTGATACCCTCCGGCGGCGCGGGCTATCGGCAAACCCGTCCGCGGGAGACGCACCGGGCCTGAATCCTGTTCATACTCGCCCGGTCGAGTTGCTAACGTGCTGTTGTGGAATTGTTAGGTCATTCGCATCACCTCCGGCGAAAGGAGACAGCAGAGGGCGGTGAGCAGAAGCAGCGTTTTGTCGGACATATCAGGTGGTCTGTGTATATCAAAAAGGAGATTATAAACTCTGCCCATCGGACACCGGCCCAAGATGCCGCCCTCTGCTCTCCCCTTTCGTGCGGGGAACTATTGCACTTTGTATTTGCAATCGTCGTACTTATGGCGGCGGGCAGCCTTTACCCTGGGCTGATCCGCTGTCTTATCCTCTACCATGGAGGCCATGCTCCGCACCAGTATGAGGGGGGCGTGGCCGTCGGCGGCGGTCGCCATGAGGCGCCCATCCCTGCACATGGCGCGTATAGTGCCGGGGTCTACATTGATGATCTCGGATGCCCGCTTGGTGGTGACATACTCCCCGTGCATCTTCACCATGCGCTCCTCCAGCGCCTCAACGCTGTTTATACGCTCGTCCACGGCGGCGGTTATCATATCCCGCAGGAGTTTGTCAAAGTTATCCATGGTGCCGCTCACCTCCTATGCGGTTTGTTCGTTTGTCCTTACGTTTTGCGTAAGTTGGTTTGCAAAAAAAATGTCCGTCGCTTCTTGTCTGCTGTCACATACGCATTCGGCAATTTTGACCATCACATCATACGGTATTTTACTCGGTATCGATAGGTATTTCGCCAGAGTATTTCGGTCTATCCCCAGTGTATTCGCCAATGATGATATCGTATAATTCTTTTCGGTCATTTTCCCCCTAAGTTTGGGGACATTGATTTCGTACAACCTTTCCGCCTCCGTTTCTTACGTATTGCGTAAGTTTATAATAGCCCCGTCGCGCCCAAAAGTCAATACGTGGCGCGAAAGTTTTTTTGCATTTTGAGTAATTTTTATTGCATTTCAAAATAAAGAAGTGTATTATAGGCTTACGAGGAGGATAGTAAAATGGTTTTGGAAGAAAGAATGAGGAATCGCAGGAAAGAATTGGATTTAACCCTCGCCGATATTGCAAAGGCAGTTGGTGTCTCAGAGGCCACCGTGCAGCGATGGGAAAGCGGTAAGATTAAGAATTTGAGGTATGAACGTATTCCCGCCCTTGCAGTTGCTTTGCATACTACGCCGGCCTATCTAATGGGCTGGGAAGATATCCCAGAGGAAACCACCTCCAGTAAAGCTATGCTAAAGGCGGTCGTTGACAGTATGACCGAAGAACAAGCCGCTCTGTTTCTGGCGACTTGGCAAGCAGCAAAAATGCCAAAGTGATTTCCTCTATCGTCATTCCATCTATGATTTCCTTTAATTCTTCTTTTTTCGTCATTTGTTTCCACCTCCAAACATTTGTTCTGTTTTTTTTGATAATAGCATACTCACAATAAGCAAAAAAGGGGGAATTTGTATGAAAGTACCATAAACGGGACTGTGCTCAACGATGTTGCACAAATCGTGCCTCAGATTCGCCTTTAACCGGCAGAGGGAGCGGGAGCCGTTCACCTCTGCCTCGGCCAGAACGGCGGAGAAGCTTCGTGGGAGCCGCCCCGGTCTGAATTAAGCATATCTCGTTCCCTTGGTTTTTTAAAGCCACAAATAGTATCCTTTCAGGGTAAAAATTGTTTAAATGGGGGGTAAAATAATGGACTTTGAGCGATTACAGGAGCTTGTGCGGCAATCCGGTAAGACGCAGCAGGAGATCGCGGACGAATGCGGGCTGTCGCTCGCTACTGTCAAAAAGGTGCTTCACGGGCAAACATCAAATCCCGGCGTAGATACGCTGATAAGGATATTAAATACCATTGGCAAAAGTCTGCGGGATATAGATTCTGACTTTGTGAGAGTTCCGCAAGGATATAGTAAAGAGGATTTATACGAAGAACTTATCGCCACTAACAAGGAGCGTATAAACGATCTGGTAGCCGAAGGGCGGCGTAAAAACATTCAATTGCCCCTGTTGTCAGGTGTTTCCGTGTTATTGATGGTGGTTTTAAGCGGAATATTTATCATAGATAGCAGATATCCGAGCATGGGGCTGATACGCCCCGAAACTAAGCATTTATCGACAATAGCAGGGGGTATAATGCTGGTTTTCGCGATATTCGCAGGCTTTCTCATATACATCAGCATAAAAGAATGGAAAAGGTTAAAATAGGAGGGTTTGGTCAATGGGTATGATACATCAGTGCTCTCAGTGTGGGAAAAAGGGGTTGTTCTTGCCGCTCAACAACCTTGGGCACTGTGAGGAATGTATAGAGCATAATAAGGCGGAGCGGGCAAGACGCGAGGAGGCAATGATCGTTTCGCCCTCTTCAGAAGAGGAATGTGTGAATGTTGAACCAGAAAAAATGGACGTGACCGAAAGTGTGGATGGTGTCGAAGGTCACAACCTTGATGTGTCTGAAAAGAGTTGGCTAACCACTCTGCTTTTATGTATATTTTTAGGCGGTTTAGGAATACACAGGTTCTATGTCGATAAGCCGCTCACAGCTCTTCTCTGGTTACTCACGGCAGGCTGTTTCGGCCTTGGAACCCTTGCGGACTTGTGTAGTATAGCCAGTGGCACTTTCACGGACGGTGATGGCGCCGTAATTCTTTCTAACAAGCAGCGCGACAGAATATACGGCCCAAGCGTGCAGTCCGCGCTTTCCATCGATGCCGTTGACCAAATTCGCAAACTCGGCGATTTGCGAGATAGCGGTATTCTGAGTAACGAGGAGTTTGAAGAGAAAAAGGCTATTCTGCTTGACAAAATAAAATAATCCCCCGGCTGTCGGCACAGCGCAAGGGGGATCAGAGGTGGGTGCTTCTCCGCCTCCGATTTTAGCACAACGGGAGGTTTTTGTAAATGGCAAGGCAAAGTGACGGGAGGTATAGGGCTAAAGTAACCGTCGGTAAGGATATGAACGGCGGCAGCGTGATAAAATATGTATCCGGGCGCACAAAGAAGGAGCTGGAGGCCGCGAAGGAGGCTATCCGGCAGGAATATATCACCGGCAGGAGTACGCCGGAAAACGCCATGTTCGGGGCATACGCCATACAATGGTATAACACATACAAAAAGCCGAATATAGGAGCATCGGCGCAGAGCAGTTATAGGACTGCGCTGAACGTGCATATACTCCCCGTTCTGGGGAACAAGCGTTTAGCGGCGATATCCGCAATGGACTTGCAGGAGCTTATCAACTCAAAGGCGGATACCTGCGCAACGATAATTAAGAATGTACATCATGTTCTGAAAAGTATATTTAAGCGGGCATATATGGAAGGGATAATCCCCCGCGATATAACCGTAGGATTAGAAAAACCGTCCAAGGCCAAAAAGAGCCGCCGCGCCCTGACAGAGGCGGAAGAGGCCGCCGCGAAGGTGCTGATGCAGGAGGAAAACGGCCTGCTGGTGGCGCTGCTTTATTATACCGGAATGAGGCTCGGCGAAGCCCTCGGCCTGCAATGGGAATGTGTAGATTCCAGGAAGAAGGTCATACACGTCCGGCAGCAGGTCAATTTAGGGCTGGGCAAAATCACGCCGCCGAAAACGAAGGAGAGCATAAGGGATATACCCCTGCCGGACGAGCTGGCGGAGATGCTTGTGCGGGGATTCCCACAGGCGTTTGTTTTTCCGTCTCCGAGTGGATCATATTATAGGAACACACCCGTTAATCGGCTATGGATAGATTTAATGCGGCGTATGATCGAAATAGACCCGACAATTGAGACGCGGGGAAACGGCGCCTCTGTCCTCACACCGCACTACTTCCGGCATAATTACGCCTCCATACTCTATAATGCCGGCGTTGACGTGCTTTCCGCGCAGAAATTTCTCGGCCATGCCAACGCAAAGGTAACGCTTGAAATTTATTCACACCTTTCAAGGGAGAAAGAGGACGCAAGCGCGGAAACCGTCAGAAGCGTTTTTCAAAAAAGGTTGCCAGAAAGTTGCCAGAGCAAAACCACGAAATGAGAGCAAGCAATCAAAAAAGCCCTAAATACCTAAGAAAAACGCCCGTGCAACACGAGCGTTTTTGATGTTTGGTATCCGGC